CTCTAACCCTGTCGTGCATGGTATTAAGGGTATTAGATATCAAAGATATCCTGAGTACGATATTTACGGCCTAGAGGATAAAGAGTCTACTAAGCTATTTAAATTACTTGACGATAACGTTGATAATATCGATGATGTATTATATAATATAGAGATGTTCAAGTATAATGTGAGTGTAAGATAATGTGGGTTGCATTATTCTCTAACAGCGGTAATGAGTTAGCTGCTGTATGTAATAAGCTTGGTATAAAACCTGATGTAATGTACTGTGATAAAGAGCGTGTGGATTGGCATCCTGATATTAGCGATGATACTATTCTAATGAGTCATGTTGATGTAATAAAGGCTCTCTCTATACTTCCAAAAAACACATTAGTTACTCTCCACGGATATCTCAGGCTTATTCCTAGTAATGCTATAAGCAATAATATGTATAACGTGCATCCTGGCGATATTGTTAAGTACCCTGAGCTTAAAGGTATACACCCTCAAGCTAAAGCGCTGTCCCTTAAACTGCCATCTACCGGTGTTGTTATTCATAAGGTAACAGAAGAAGTAGATGATGGTGAAATAGTAGCCTCTGCTACTTACTCGATAGCAGAGAATGAAACTGAGTTCAGCTTAATTAATAATTTAAGGGATCTTTCGATAGATCTTTGGTGTGATTTTTTACGAGGTAGAGTATGAAGAAGGAGATTGAAGAGACAGGTGAAGCAAGACCTGATCACTACAGTCAGAAAGAAGGTGCTATCGAATGTATTCAAGCTATTGAGCAGCTTTGTGAAGAGCATCAGAATGATCCGTTTACTGACTATAACCGATATCAATGCTTTAAGTATCTTTGGCGTCTTGGTAGAAAAGATGATATACTATACGAACTTTATAAGTCAAGGCAGTTTCTTGACTTTGCAATCGAAAAACTAGAACGTGATAGAGGTATTACTAAATGAGTGAAATTGAAAATATAGCCAGTAAGCATCTCGGTAAAGCTGGTGATGGATCAGTAGTAAAGCCTTATATTACTCCTGATAATGTAGATGCAAGCTTACTTGTAGGTGTACCTCGATATCTCAATCGAACTGGGTACGATATACAGGAAGATAATCTTCCATTTATAGGTGTTGATGCATGGAACGGATATGAGTTCTCTACTCTACTATCAAATGGCTTTCCTGTATCCGGCTGGGTTAAGTTTACCTATGATAGTGATACTCCTAATATAGTAGAGAGTAAGTCTGCTAAGCTGTATCTTAACTCATACAATATGGCTCGTCTAATTGAAACTACAGAGGAAATTCATGTTGTAGAGGAGATGATCAGTAAAGATATTGGTGAAGCCGTTGGTGGACACGTTGATGTATTCATTAGATGGGGTGATATCGATACTGTAAGACCTATTATTGGCGACTTTACATCGTTAGAGCATTTCTGTAATGTGCAGAATATGTCATTCGATAATTATAATGAAAGCGCTGATATCTTAGAGGTGGTACCTTCTATCGGTCGTTATGAGCGTTGGAGATCTTATTCGTTGCGATCTAACTGTCGAGTTACTAATCAGCCTGACTGGGGAGATGTCTATATTCATATTAAGGGTGAGAAGGCTGTTACACCGGAATCATTGCTTAAGTATATCGTTTCGATGCGTAAAGAGAATCATTTTCACGAAGAGATTTGCGAATGTATCTATAAGCGTCTTTACGATTTGTTAGAACCTGAAGAATTATTTGTATCGTGTTTATATACTAGACGTGGTGGTATTGATATTAATCCAACTCGTGCCACAGATACTAGTACATTATACAAGTATGGTGGCGGTATTGCAGATGTAGTAAACTTCTGCACTAAAACAGCTCGTCAATAGTGGTTCTAAAAGCTAACCACTCAAAAGAACATACTGCTTTTATTATTATATGGTGATTAAAATGAAAAATATTGTTGTTTCTCTTTCTGGAGGTATGGACTCCTCTACTCTATTACTGCGCAGCATTAAAGAAGTCGGTGCAGAAAACGTAACTGCTATCTCAATGAACTATGGTCAGAAGCATGTCTGTGAGCTTGAACGCGCACAACAACTAGTTGATTATTTGGCAGAGAAAGGCCATAATATTAGATATCAGGTTATTAAGCTTGATGGTATTACCGATCTACTTTCTTCAGCTCTTGTATCCGGTGGTGCAGACGTACCCGAAGGTCATTATGCAGAAGATAATATGAAGCAGACTGTAGTCCCTAACCGCAATAAGATATTTGCATCTATTGTTCAAGCAGTTGCCTTGTCAGTAGTTAAAGATACTGATGAAGAGACTGCAATAGCGCTTGGTATTCATGCAGGTGACCATGCCATCTATCCTGATTGTCGTCAAGAGTTCCGCGATGCAGATGATGAAGCCTTCCGCATTGGTAACTGGGATGCTGAAAAAGTAACATACTTTACTCCATATCTAGATGGCGACAAGTTTGATATTCTTCAAGACGGTATTGGTCTTTGTGTTGAGCTTGGACTTGAGTTCGATGAAGTATATAAGCGTACTAATACATCGTATAAGCCTTTGCAGGTTAACGGTATTTGGTATTCAGACTATAAGAGCTCATCATCTGTAGAGCGTATTGAGGCGTTTATTAAGCTTGGTCGTCCTGATCCGGTAGCGTACGCAGATGAATCTGGTCCTGTTTCGTATGATGTAGCTCGTACACATGCCGAGCAAGTGCTGGAAAATTATAATGAGGTTGCTTAATGAGCACAAATTTTGAACGTATTAAGGAGTGGTCAGACGAACGTCTGATCACCTTCCAAGAGCCTGATCGTAACGGCTTTGTATCTATGATTGTTGAAGAGCTTGGCGAGTTCTTAGAAGCTAAAGATGATCACGGCCGCATTGACGCTATGGCTGATATTATCGTATTTGCTTACGGTGAAATGGCAAAGTATGGATACAACGGTGATAAAGTTATGGGTGAAGTTATCAGAGAGATTAATTCTCGTGTTGGTGCCTACAGTCCTGAGACGAAAAAGTGGCAGAAAGACAAGTCACCTGAAGCTCAAGCTAATTGGTATACTGCAGACTTCACTGACTGTAAATTAAATAATGGAGAGTGATAATGTCTAGCGTAGAAATTAAAATTAACTCTGATGAGTTAAGAAAAAGAAAAATTATGGTTGCTACACCAATGTATGGAGGACAGTGTGCAGGTATCTATACTAAGTCGTCTACAGATCTTGCCGCTCTTGCTCGAAACTACGGAGTGCAGCTAAGCTTCTTTTATCTGTTTAACGAGTCTCTTATTACGAGAGCTCGAAATTATCTCGTTGATGAGTTTATGCGCTCTGACTATACTCACTTAATGTTTATTGATAGTGATATTGGTTTTGATCCTACTGATGTATTAGCACTGGCTGCTATCGCAGATCCTGATTCAGATAAAGAGATTGTATGCGGACCTTATCCTAAAAAGGCTATAGCCTGGGAGAAGATTAAGAAAGCTGTCGATAAGGGGTTTGCCGACGATAATCCTAGTGTACTAGAAAAGTATGTTGGCGACTATGTGTTTAACCCTGTAAGTGGTAGCGGTAATATTAGAATCGATCAGCCTGCAGAAGTACTTGAGGGAGGTACAGGTTTTATGATGATTCAGCGTAGTGCTTTTGAGAAGTACGCAGAAGCTTATCCAGAATTTTCATATAAGCCTGATCATGTACGTACCGCGCAGTTCGACGGCTCTCGTGAAATTATGGCGTACTTCGACTGCGTTATCGATCCTGAGTCTAAGCGCTACTTGTCAGAAGACTATATGTTCTGTCAATGGGCTCGTAAGGCAGGTATTAAAGTATGGATGTGTCCATGGATGAAGCTAACTCATATGGGCTCTTATATGTTTGGAGGTAGTCTTGCAGACCTAGCGCAGCTAGGAGCTAGTGCTACCGTTGGTGCTGACTTTAAGTCAAAAAGTAAGAAATAATCTGAGATCTATATTATGAAACTAACACAAAAAACTTACTCGATACTAAAAAACTTTGCATCGATTAATCAATCGCTGTATATAACAAAAGGCAATGTACTACGTACTATGTCTGAAATGAAGTCTGTACATGCTGAAGTAGAAGTACAAGAGTTGTTTCCCGTCGAATGCGGTATCTACGATCTTAATCAATTTCTAGGTGTATTGAGTCTCTTTGAAGAACCAGAGCTTGAATTTGGTAAAATATCAGTAAATGTGAGCGGTAATCAAGGTGCAAGTAGTAGTTATTTCTACGCTGATAAGGCTACTATTCGCACCATGCCACCTGAAAAATCTTTCGTACTGCCAGATGTTCTAGAGCAGTTTACAGTATCTGATAAAGTTATTAAAGGAGTAATGCAGGCTGCTAATGTATTGCAGCTGCCAGAGATTGCAATCGTTGGTGATGGAGAGAAAATTACCATAGAAGCAATCAATAGTAAAAATAGAACAAGTAACTCGTTTCACTATGAAATTGGTAAAACCTCCAAGACCTTTAAAATGATTTTTAAAGTTGAAAATATTAAAATGATGATCGGTAGCTACGAAGTAGCAATTAGCAGTAAAAAAATAACGCAATTTAAATCTAGTGATAGCACGTTAGTTTATACTATTGTTAATGAAGCTGCATCTACCTGTGAAGATACATACGAACTTTAAAATGAGGCTTATATTATGTCAGAGTTTCTATGGGTCGAAGCTTATCGACCTAAGAAAATTAGTGATTGTGTTTTACCCGATAGCCTTAAAGAGACGTTTCAAGAGTTTGTAAATAAGAAGAATATCCCTAATTTACTACTAACTGGCGGTCCAGGTGTAGGTAAGACTACTGTAGCCAGAGCAATGCTTGAAGAAGTTAATGCTGACTATATTGTTATTAACGGAAGTATGAATGGCAACATTGATACTTTGCGTAATGAGATAATGCAGTTTGCCTCTACGGTTTCATTTACAGGCGGTCGTAAGTATGTGATACTTGATGAGGCTGATTATCTAAATCCTAATTCCACTCAACCTGCTCTTCGTAATTTTATGGAAGAGTTTAGTAACAATTGCGGCTTTATTCTTACCTGCAATTTTAAAAATCGTATCATAGCGCCATTGCATTCACGCTGCAGTGTAGTTGATTTTAATATTCCTAAAGAACAAAAAATGAAACTAGCTAGTCAGTTTCTAAATCGAGTTTGTAATATTTTAGTGAATGAAGATATCGACTTTGATAAGAAAGTAGCAGCAGAATTTATTACCAGGCATTTTCCAGATTGGAGAAGAGTAATAAATGAATTGCAGCGATATAGCGCTACAGGTAGGATTGATAGCGGTATACTGTCTGATACAAGTGATGGCAGTATCAAAGAGCTTGTTAATCATTTAAAAGCTAAGAGCTTTACAGAGATGAGAAAATGGGTTGCTGAGAATAACGATATTGATTCCACAGCATTGTTTAGAAAACTATACGATTTATCTACCTGTTATCTTGAACCAAGATCAATACCTCAACTAGTTCTACTACTCGCAGATTATCAACATAAAGCTGCCTTCGTAGCTGATCACGAAATTAATATGGTGGCCTGTTTTACTGAAATAATGACTAGCTGCGAGTTTACAAAATGAAGCCGTTCGATTTTTTAAATGAAATTAACTACGGTAAAACCAATATAATAGAGGAATCAGATAACCCAGAATTAGCAGAAAAAATATATGCTCCATTCTTAGTTAATAGAGGTCTCTCGTACTTTACAGATACAATTCTATTTGCTAATGAAATGAATCTCCGACACCAGTGTGATAATAAGCTCCAATTTGAATTTTTCCTAAATAGTATTCGAAAAAGAAAGCGTTTTAGTAAATGGTTCAAAAAAGAAGAAAACGAGAATCTTGACATAATCATGAGTCACTATGGCTACAGTTATGAAAAGGCGAGACAGGTGCTATCTCTCTTCAACGAAGAACAATTACAACGGTTGAGAGATAAGAGATTTAAAGGTGGAGTTAATGTCGATTGATCTGGGTTCTATTATAGAAGTAAAATTAAAAGAAGATGATGATTTTTTAAAAATACGAGAAACTCTTACTCGTATAGGAATTGCGTCTCGTAAGGATATGAAACTCTATCAGTCATGTCATATTCTTCATAAACAAGGTCGCTATTATATTGTGCACTTTAAAGAGCTCTTTGCTCTTGATGGTAAGCCTACGAACTTTGATGAGAGCGACATTTCAAGAAGAAATACAATCGTAAATCTTTTGAATGAATGGAGACTCGTCGAACTTGTAGATGAAACTAAATCACAAGAGCCTGTAGCGCCGCTAAGTCAGATTAAAGTTCTTTCTTACGGGGATAAAGATAAGTGGGAGCTTGTAGCAAAATATAATATTGGACGAAAATAATAAAACATTATTAACCGTACAGTGAGCAGTGTAAGTAGAAAATGAAATCGTGCATAGATATTCCGTTACAACCATTAATAACACCAGAGCAACAAAAATCTTTATTTGAATCGTATTATTCTAACGGTTTTGTGTTTGTAGAAAACTGCCTGAGTGCTGACTTAGTATATTATTTGAGACGAGCAAGTCGATTAACAGTTGTAGATAAACCAGCTGGATCATATGAAAGCGATCATGTCTATTCCGCTGAGGAAATGACTTTTGAGTATTACAAGCCACTTTTTGCTGAAATCTTATTAGATTTATTGACCCCTTTATATTCAGCTATAGTTAATAAGCCATTAGCTCCTTCGTACTCTATGTATAGAAGATGCTCACAGTATGATAGAATGCTTGCCCATACTGATCGACCATCGTGTCAATACTCAATAACCTGTATGATTGATAGTAGTGATGATAAGTGCTGGCCGTTTATGATAGAGAGTTTAAAAGATGGAATAGTTGAGATATCGAACCAAAAATCTGGTGATCTAATCTTCTATCAAGGTGAAAAGGTTAAACACGCTAGAGATACTCTTCTTCATGAATGGAGCAACCATGTTTTTTTACATTGGGTAGATGCATCTGATCCAGCGTACGCTCCATACATAAATGATGCTCAAATCCATGTGATCAAACCATAATTAAAGATTGATAAATAAATTTGCGATTTAAATCGCAAACCTTGAGATGCGGAATAACCCGGTCTCATTTTTTAACCTTGCTTAATAGTAGGAGGTCTTTATGACTAATCTAATGTTCCCTCGTGCCTCGTTTGTTGGTTTTGATAGTTTGTTTGATGAGCTTGAAAGAGCATCCCAGCGCCAAGGTACAAGCTATCCCCCTCATAACATTGTCAGACTTACGGACACAAGCTATGCCATTGAGCTAGCTGTAGCTGGGTTCAGTATGTCAGATCTAGATATACAAGTGGAGAAACGTGCTCTCACAGTCTCAGGTACCTGTCCTGTACAATCTCGAGATTATATACACAAAGGTATTTCAGAGAAAAAGTTTACTCGAACGTTTAAACTTGCAGAGCACGTTGAAGTGATTAAAGCGACGCTAGATAACGGTATTTTAACAATTAGCTTGGAGCTTAGAGTACCAGAAGAGCTCAAGCCACGCAAGATACTAATTAGTAATCAGCTACCTACGGAGACAGAGCTAGCGCAAGCTGGTGAAGAGATAGAGCAGGTATTGCTAACCGAAGAAGATAGTTGACTTTTATAAGGTATGATAATATAATAAGAGAGTCCTTCGGGGCTCTCTTTTCATTTAAGGATTTTATTATGGCTAATGTAAAACTTTTAAGGATGGTTTCTGGTGAAGATGTCGTCTGCACTGTTGTTAAGAACACTGATGATTCAGTTACTATTAAGGACGCAATTGTTGCGATTCCAACAGGACAAGGTCAGATCGGCTTCGCACCTTGGTCACCTATTATTAGTAAAGAAGAATCTGAAATTACAATTTCTGAGAGATTTGTAATCTATCAAGCAGAACCTGATTCCTCGGTTGTCGAACAGTATAATACAATGTTCGGTAATGTCATTGCACCTAAGAAACAGTCGATTATAGTATAATGGCAACATTCTATACAAGCGTAGATGGTATGGGAAGCGATATCCTGTTCTGTGGTTATAAGAACGGGAAGCGGATCCGGGAAAAAATATCATATAAGCCTACATTCTATCTTCCCTCAAAGAATAAGAAGTCTAAGTTTAAGACTCTTGAGGGTAACTATGTTGAACCTATCAAGCCTGGTAGTATTCGCGAGTGTAGAGATTTCATAAAAGAGTATAGTGAGGTAGATAACTTTAAGATCTACGGCAACTCGAACTTTGTTCATCAGTTCATATCCGATGCATTCCTAGAAAGAGGAGTCGAGTGGGACCGTGACTTGATTAATGTTACTACGCTTGATATAGAGGTTCAATCTGATCAGGGGTTCCCTGCTCCTGAGAAAGCTGATTTCCCTGTTACCGCTATAACTGTAAAAAATAATATTGATAATATCTTTTATGTGTTCGGAGCAGGCAAGTGGTGTGAAGAAGATTCCATTCTTCCTCGTGAGATGTTGGATAAAGTAAAGTATGTAGATTGTGAGACAGAAGCTAAGCTGTTAATGGAGTTTTTAACGCATTGGCGAGCTAACTACCCTGATGTAATTACTGGCTGGAACTCTCGTCTATTTGATACTGTATATCTTGTTAATAGAATATCAAAAGTGCTTGGGCACGACATGGCTAAACGCCTGTCGCCTTGGAATATACTGCAAGAGCGCTCTATAAAACGATCCGCCCGTGAAGAGCAGGTCTTTGAATTGAGAGGTATTCAACAACTTGACTTTATGGACTGTTTTAAGAAATTTGGATACACATATGGTAACCAAGAGAACTATAAACTTGATACTATAGCTCATGTTGTTCTTGGAGAGAATAAGATTGATTATTCGGAGTATGGTACTCTTCATGATCTCTATACGCAAAACTATCAGCTGTATATAGACTATAATATTAAAGACGTGGACATCGTAGATAGATTAGAAGATAAGACTGGTCTTATTACATTGTCGATGACTATTGCCTATAAAGCGCTGGTTAATATGACCGACTCGTTTGGTTCTGTAGGAGTATGGGACGCGCTTTTATTTAACGAGCTTCGCTCTAGGGGTATTGTTGTTCCTCCTAAGATTGCCAATACTAAAGAAAGAAAAATCGAAGGCGCTTTCGTAAAAGATCCTCAAAATGGTATGCATGACTGGGTTATGTCCTTTGACCTTAACTCGCTGTATCCGCATATTATTATGCAATATAACATGTCTCCTGAAACTGTAATTAACGGTAGATATGACGGCGTTAATGTAACCTCTTTATTAGATGAAACACCGATTGATGTTCCTAAAGAATATTGTATGTCCGCCACAGGTCAATACTTTGATAAAACAAAGAAGGGTATTGTACCGGAAATAATTGAAGGACTGTATGCAGAAAGATCTGCACTGAAAAGAGAGATGCTTGATGCAGAGCAGAAGTCCCAGCAGGATAAAAGCTATGAGACTGAAAAGCAGATAATAACTCTTAATAATCAACAGATGGCTATTAAGATCTTAATGAACTCTCTTTATGGAGCGTTATCTAACGAATTCTTTAGATATTATGATATAAGGGTGGCTGAATCGATTACTGTATCAGGTCAGCTGACTATCCTATGGGCTCAAAAAATTATCAATGAATACTTTAATAATTTACTTAAGACTGATAATGAGGATTATGTAATTGCAATCGATACCGACTCCCTGTACATTAGAGTAGGTAATCTGGTTAATAAAGCTTTGAAAGATAAAGTAACGATTGATAAAGGTGTTAAGTTTCTTGATAAAGTAGCAACTGAAAAGTTAGAACCTCTTCTTGAAAGTGCATATGAAAAACTCTGTACGTATATGAACGGGTACGAGCAGAAGATGGTAATGAAGCGAGAAGTTATCGCTGACAAAGGTATATGGACGGGTAAGAAACATTATGCTCTCAATGTACATAACTCCGAAGGTGTGCAGTACGCTAAACCGAAACTAAAGATAATGGGGATTGAGGTTGTAAGATCTTCTACTCCTATGCCTTGTCGCAATATGCTGAGAGAGTCGATTGGTGTTATAATGAATACGGATGAGGAAACTACTCAGAAGTATATTCAGGAATGCAGAGATAAATTTAACTCTTTACCTGCAGAAGATATTGCATTTCCAAGAAGCGTGTCAGATGCCGAGAAATGGAGAGACAAAGGTACTGTGTATAAGAAAGGATGTCCTATACACGTAAGAGGTGCTCTGCTATACAATCATCACATAAATATCAATAAACTAGAAAAAAAATACCAGCCGATATTTTCAGGTGAGAAGATAAAGTTCTTATATCTTAAGCTACCCAATACTATTCATGAAAATGTTATAGCGTTTCAAACTGTAATACCTGACGAGCTTGACATTAAAAAATATGTAGATTACGATCTGCAGTTTGATAAAGCTTATCTAGAACCGTTGAAGTCAATACTCGATGCTATAGGTTGGAGAACAGAGAAACATGTTACTCTAGAGGACTTCTTTTAATGAGCACAATCCCACAAGAATATCTTTCTGACTTTGACTTCGGCTTTAACGCTGTAGATGATATGCCGCAGTCGCAGATTCAGATAGATACAAAGCCGCTAGCAGAAGATGTAGAAGGTATTAACGATAACATTGTACGTATGGAGCAAAAAATAGACGCTCTCGTAACTGCAATGAACGGACTGAATACAAAGCTAATGAATCTTGATGATGAGTTTGATGTTGTTAAGTCGTCCACAGAGCAAGAAGTAAGAAGCAAACTAACACAGGTAGAGAAATTAATCATGCCTCTGCTTGTTAACTTGCTTAAGACTTCCGACAAAGATTATATACACTGGCCTAATCGTAAAGATAAAATCCAATCTCAAATAGATAGACTACTTGAGATAACTAGAGGAGAGTAAAATGAGCTGGTTAAAAGATAGATTAAAAGAAAGAACAACATTAGACGGAGCCTGTATAATTGGTCTTGGTTTAATGGTATTATTCTTAGCTCCGCTTGCTAAAATAGCTGCAGGTATTGCAGTTGTGTACGGAGCATGGACTATAGTGAAAGCTGAGTAAGTGGCTTACTTAGTCTTATTAGTAGCATTAGCTATATCAGGTGTAGCAGCCTGGTATAGCATTGCCGGTCTTGCAGCAATATTTGCTGCCGCTAAAATACCTGTTATTATAATGGGTAGCGTACTTGAAGTTGGAAAGCTTGTCACCGCATCTTGGCTGTATCAGAACTGGCAGAGAGTACCATTTCTTCTTAAATCTTACCTCACTATAGCCGTTGCTGTATTGATGTTTATTACATCAATGGGTATATTCGGTTTCTTATCTAAAGCTCATATTGATCAGACAATTGTTTCAGGTGATAATACATTAATAATAGAGCAGCTTGATCAACGCATTGCAAGAGAGCAAAAGCGTATCGATGATGCTAACGTAGTCGTTGCTCAGCTTGATAACGCAGTGCAAACTCTTATTGACTACGATCGTATTAGAGGCGACGATGGAGCTATTGCTGTAAGAGAGAGTCAAAAAAATGAACGAGATAACCTTAATAACATCATTGATAGCGCTTATAGTGTTATGGGAGAACTTCAGTCAGATAGATTGGTATTATCTAAAGAGCAGCTTTCAATTGAAGCTGAAGTTGGTCCCATACGTTATATTGCAGAGTTGGTATACGATGGTGACCCTAGCGTCGATATCCTTGCTGATGCTGTTCGCTATGTTATTCTCATCATTATATTTGTGTTTGACCCTCTTGCTGTTCTTCTTCTGGTGGCTGCCAACATATCTATCAAAGACGCTAAGTCAAAAATTACATCAAAGAAAGTTGCAGCTGTAGTAGATGACGAGCTCGAATGGGTAGAGCAAGATGCATGGGTGGATGACGAGACTGATCTAACAAGTCCAGATCTGGAAAGAGTAAGAGCTATTCTAAAAAAATATAGAGATACAGGAAAGGGTGGGAAGAAAGGTTCATTCATTCATAATAAAATAAAGAAGCTAGAAAGATTAGAAAAAGAGCTTGAATCTAAATTATAACTATACTATAATTGGTACATTATGCAAAATTATAAAATGACATATGATGAAGTAGTTGAGCATTGTAATGAGTTATCAGAAAAGCTTATTCAATATAGTCCTACTCTTATTGTTGGTATAGCAAGAGGTGGACTCGTCCCTGCGGTACATCTATCACATTCACTTAATTTACCTCTCGAAACCTTATTGTGGCAGACTAGGGATGGTTCTAAGAAAGAGTGTAATACTATTATAGAAGACGAGATTAGAAATGGAGGCGTTGTTGTATTTGTTGATGATATAAATGATACTGGTACAACATTTACGCAAATAAAAGAATATTATAGAGCAGGTATAACGGCCTGCATTATAGAAAAGAAGCAAAGCAAGTTTAGATGTGACCTGAGTGGTGGATTAACAGATACAGAAAGATGGATTGAGTTTCCTTGGGAGCAAAATGATGAGTAATTTTTTTCGTAATATGGTAAGCGAGTTGAAAGATGAGAATACTACTATGGCAGAAGATGGGCTTAATAGCTCAGAGTTCTCCGGTACTATTGATACAGGTTCTTATATTCTTAACGCAGCTCTTTCGGGAAGCATCTACGGAGGTATTCCGAATAATAAGATAACTGCTTTTGCTGGTGAGTCAGCCACGGGTAAAACTTTCTTCGCTATGGGCGTAGTAAAGCGTTTTCTTGACGATAATCCTGATGCTGCAGTCTTCTATTTCGATACTGAAGCTGCTGTTACTAAATCTATGATGGAGTCTAGGGGTATTGATATCAAGCGTGTTATTATTTCTGAGCCTGAAACTATTCAGAAGTTTAGACATACAGCGCTCCAGATTATTGATAACTACTCTAAGACACCTGAAGATAAACGACCTCCAATGATGATGGTGCTAGACTCTCTTGGTCAGTTGTCTACTACTAAAGAGGTAGAAGATACTGCTGCAGGCTCTGAAACTAAAGATATGACGAAAGCTGCAATTCTTAAAGCAACCTTTCGAGTACTAAATCTTAAGCTTGCTAAGGTCAACGTGCCTCTTCTAATTACTAATCATGTTTATGACGTAGTTGGCTCTTATATCCCTATGAAAGAGATGTCCGGTGGCTCAGGTCTTAAGTATACTGCTTCTCAGATTGTATTCTTGGGTAAGAAGAAAGAGAAAGACGGCACTGAGATTATAGGTAACATTATTAAGTGTACCATGATGAAGTCGCGCTTTACTAAAGAGAATAAAAAAGTAGAAGTTTTGCTTACGTACGATAAAGGGCTTGATCGTTACTACGGGCTACTTGCACTTGCAGAGAAGTACGGTATTATTAAGAAAGTATCAACTCGATTCGAGCTTCCTGATGGTACTAAAGTGTTTGGAAAGGCCATTAATAGTAATCCTGAAAAGTACTTTACCCTTGATATTATGGCACAGCTTGAAGATGCAGCGAAAAAAGAGTTTACATACGGCGCTGTTGGTATAGACGAGGAGCAAGTTGGGGAGGTCGAAGAAGTAGAAGATGAGGTTGATGCATAATGAAAATCCTAATAATGGGGTTACCTGGTTCAGGTAAGACCTGGCTTGCAGAACGTTTAGTTAAGCATTTAGACAATTGTGCATGGTATAACGCTGATGTAATTAGGAATGCAGCAAACGATTGGGATTTTAGTCCTGAAGGTAGATTACGGCAAGCTAATCGTATGAAGACGCTTGCTGACTTTGAAGTGTCTAATGGTCGATCCGTAATATGTGACTTCGTAGCTCCTGTAGCAGCTGCTCGAGAACAATTCGACGCCGATAAGATAATATGGGTTGATACGATTACAGAAGGTCGCTTTGAAGATACAAATAAGATGTTCGAAGCACCTGAGCGATTTGATACTCATATAAGAACATATCTGTCTGATGAGCAAATTGAAATATATGCTAGAACAATTAAAGAGCAATGGTATAATTGTTTGGAGTATTAATTAACTATGGAAATAATGACTAGTAAATACGAAGCTATCTTCACTCCTGAACAGGATACAGCTCTTATTCGTATCACAGATGGTAAGTTTACAAACTTCGTTTATCAATACGGTAATGTTAGAGTAGGGGATGAAAGCGCAGAAACGCTCGATCTTTCATTTGACTATACTCTTCATGAAGCTCCTGAGTCATACAAATTAGAAAACGAGGAAGAAGAGCAGAAAGAGTTCGAGCAAGTAATAGGTGACATCCTCTACGATATTATAGTAAACAGTGATAAGGTAAAAGAATCAAGTGCAAGCAACAATACTAAGTAACTTAACAAGAGATGAAGAATACGCTCGCAAAGTCGTACCTTTCGTTAAACCTGAATATTTCGAGAGCGCATCCGAAAGGATCGTATATAATAAAATAAGTAATTACATGGACGAGTATGGAGGTATTCCAAATGTAAATACTCTTCTTATTGAGCTAGGTAATGATCAGACACTTGTAGAGGCAGATTATAATACAAGTGTAGAACTGCTACAATCACTCAACGGTCAAGATGATAAGCACGACCGCGAATGGTTGGTAGATAAGACAGAGCAATTCTGTCAAGAGCGCGCTATCCATAACGCTATTATGGAAAGTATTCACATTATACAAGGTGAAAGTAAAAATAAATCTAAAGATGCAATCCCCTCTATACTGTCCGATGCATTAGCTGTTAGCTTTGACAATACTGTAGGTCATGATTTCTTAAACGACTATGAAGAGAGATACGACTTTTATCATAGAGTAGAAGAACGTATACCGTTTGATCTTGAGTATATGAACTCTATTACTAAAGGCGGTGTACCTCGTAAGACGCTTAATATTATTCTTGCTGGTACCGGTGTAGGTAAGTCATTAGCAATGTGTCATTTTGCAGCTAATAACTTAATGGATGGAAAGAACGTTCTTTATATAACCATGGAGATGGCTGAGGAAAAGATTGCTGAGCGTATTGATGCGAATCTTATGAATGTCCCACTCGATGAGCTAGCACAGCTTCCTAAAGACGTATTCGATAAGAAGATTGCAAAAATTAGAGAGAAGACACTGGGACGTTTAATAGTTAAAGAGTATCCTACAGCCGGTGCTCACGCAGGTCACTTCAGACATCTAATTAATGAGCTTAAAATAAAGAAAGCCTTTACTCCTGATATTATCTATATTGACTACTTGAATATATGCGCATCATCTCGCATGAAAGGGTTAGGTAGCTCAATCAATACGTACTCGTTAATTAAGTCTATTGCAGAAGAGTTGCGAGGTCTTGCTGTAGAGAAAGATGTTCCTATCTTCAGTGCTACTCAGACTACGCGTTCTGGTTTCTCTAACTCTGATGTTGAACTAACTGATACGTCTGAATCGTTTGGACTTCCTGCTACTGCAGACTTTATGGTCGCGCTTATAAGCACTGAAGATCTACAAGGACTTAATCAGATTATGGTTAAGCAGCTTAAGAATAGATACAACGATCCTACAGTATATAAGAGATTTGTTATTGGTGTAGATAGATCACGTATGAGACTGTATGATGTAGAGCAGTCAGCTCAGGATGATGTGATGCAGGATCAGCAATATAATGACAGTATTCCAGTGTTCGATCGCAGTAAAACTGATAGAACCCCTAAGGATTTCAGTCAGTTATTCTAACTTATTGATTTACTTAGACATTTATATTCAATGATATCAACAGGTTACAGATTTTTTGTAACCTGTTGTTTTGTAAGGACTTTAAAAGTTGATCTTATGAATTAGCTAGCATATAATATGTACATAATATAGGAAAAGGTGATTATTATGACGATGTTTACTAAAGATCAATTCGAGTTCGATGGTTCGTATCTGATGTACAATGGTCCTTACGATGGTTCTAAGACAATGGATGAGGTTCATCCTAACTGTCATCCATCAT